ACAAGATATACGCCCTTCATCGAGTCAGACGGATACGCTGTATTTATGATAAGGATGTACGTAGAACCGGTCACCAGCTGCTTATAGTCTGTAGCTCCTGCCGCGACGCTATAAGAAGTAGTACGGATGATTCCCGCGCCTTTAGTCTCAAGCGCTCCGATCCTGCTGATCGCTCCGGTGATGGACGACAGCAGCTCTTTTATCGCGCCCGTTACCGTTGTCGCTATCGTTCCCATCACTACAGAGCCGATATTGTTCGCGATGTCTGTGACATCAGTCTGCAAGGCACTCACAACACTGCTTTTAACCAGCGCTATCGTATCCACAAGGCACTCCACCGAGTCGATGCTGATTCCGTCCAAGTGTACCTCGTACAGCGGGAAATCCACAGTTGTGTCACCGTCTGCGATTGATCCGGTTGTGTGACTTGGCGTTGCCGGATTGCTCGCTGCCGGAGTGCCTTTGATGACCTCCAGCTGCATATCTTCCACACCCGTGCCCGAATTCTTCGTGTACCTGGCTACGATCAGGTCCGTTCTCAGCATCCCCTGAGCCCCGTTGTCAATCGCCATCGCCTCCACCGTCCCATGCGTGATCTCTGCCGTACATCCCTCCGCTACAAGGATCCCGTCGGCGATATCCACTTCATTTGCGCTTATGACTGTGGCGGCCATTTCTGACCCGACTGCCAGGATGCAGGCATCATCCCCGAATATGCCGATATTCTCGTTCCTCAGCTGCTGGGATGTAATATGTGGCTCTCCTCTGTATCCCGCGATTATATTCATGCTCATTTGTTTGCTCCTTAGCTCTGGTCGATTGTAATATCACTGGACAGCTTGTATTCGATCTTCTCGAAGCCTTTCTGCCATTTGATGATCTTTTTGGTGATCGGCGCGGTCATAGTCAGTCCTGTCAGGTAGTCCCTGCTGCCGACAATATCCCCTATGGCCACATCCTGCTCGCTCTCAAGGTCGATCGTAAATTTGTTCTCATTGTATTCGATCAGCCTTTTCAGCTGATCGATCCCTGATTTCAGCAGTTCCTCGTCCGATGCGTTTGTGTAGTCATATACTGCCACGATCTCGTTTTCATCAAATTGCGTCTGGGTCTGGGAGATGACTCCTGAACTGTCTGCGTACAGATGAATGACAGTCCTGCTGCTCAGCTCGCCTCCGCCCAGGCAGATCAGGTGATTCACACTCCTGCCGTCGAGCGTCATGTTGTAATTTGCGTTCATGTCGTCCGAATACTCGATCCTCGCCGAGAAGTCGCTGATCGGCGACGCACTGACGACCACTTTACGCTGCGTCTGATCATAAGACAGCTGCATCTTATAGCCTTTAGCCTTCAGCATTTCGCGCAGCCCGTTATATAGTGTCGTGTATCTTGCGTACTGGTAAGACGTCGTTACTCCCGTAGATTCTGACGATCCGACAAAAAGTCCCGGGTAGGCCGCTGCCACTCTCGCGCCTATGATCTCATTGAGCTCTCCGGAGTCCGTCGCGTAGTCCTGACCGGACGGAGGGCAGATGATCTTTTTCTGCAGCATTCCTCGCCACGTATAGCCTCCGGCTGTGATCGTGCCGTTCTTCTTGCTCACCTTCGTGAGCTTGTAAAGGCCTCCCAGCTCCGTACCCGGGATATACAGCCTTGCATTCTGCGGAGTGCTTTCCCATTCATCCCGGTTGCATATTACCTCAAAGGAATTCTCATCATCCCCGATCTCAAAATCATATTCCGCATAGACCATGCTCCGCAGCTCGATCCCGGAAGTATCCGCAACTATAATCTCGCTCATCACACCTCCTCAAATCCCGGCTCTGACCGCTCCCTGAAGATGGTCAGATCGACGCCGAATGATGCGTCCCATGCTATGTTCAGGTTTCCAGGCGGGATCTTCTCGAATATTGAGTCTGACTTATTGCGGTAATCAAAGATGTTTGTCTTGACGCCTCCGGAGCCGTACATGATGACCGTCTTTGTCTTGGAATCGATCACTGCGTAGGATCCCTGCGCAATAGTGGTATACAGAACATAAGGATACCCGTTCACCGTGATGCGCGGATTGACCGCTGCTCCGTAGATCACCATGCGAAACTCTGACGCAAACGGAAAATCTGACGCAACATTCCGCTCTCCCATTACAGGCGCGGTAAAGTCGTAAGGAAAGTCATATTCGAAATCCAGGAAACCGCCGCCGCTCACTTCTGACGCTGAAAGCACTATTTTGTCTTCCTTGATCCAGAATGGATGCGGGCAGTAGAATGAGACCGTATTATTGACGATCACGTTGCTGTCGTCCGGCTCGGTCGAGCTTTTTGTTGCGTAGCAGTTGATATAATAATCATTCCAGTAAAGACGGCCCGGAGTCATGTTGCGGACGTCCAGCTCGAAGTCGTTATGGAGGGCTTCGAGTTGCTTCAGCTTACTTTCTGACGTCCCGAACAGTGACAGTTCTGCTTCGTAAACTGCGGCCGGCCGCGTAAATGCCGATACGCGGTTACCGTACTGCAGCGATACGGAGTTTACGCCCCATTCCCACTTGTGGAAGTTCGTTTTGGACCTCGCCCGAAGCGTCCTGTCCTTAAGGTTATATGATCTGCCGCTTGAGGCGACATACCGTAAATTTACTCCGCTCATGTTGTCACCCCATGTTCTCTCAGGATCCTTGCAAATTCTCTGTCTCCGATGCTGATCGACATTCCGCTGATCGCTTCGATGATCGCCAGCGCCAGCTCTACCGCCTGCCTGTCATTTGCCTGGATGATCTTCTGGGCCAGCTCCTCCAGTTTCTTCCAAAATTCCGTGAGCGGTACGACCGCCTCCGATCCAGCTTCGCCGACACCGATGACGGAAGGTGCGTCGAATACGCCGCCCTTCGCGTACCAGTCGATCCCGAAATGCGGGACGCTGGGAGGGTTCAGTGAGAACTCGCCCTCGATGTACGGATGCGGCATTTCGAGATGAGGAAGGCTCCAGGAAAAATTGAAGAACCCTTTTATCTTTTCGATCGCAGATTCGACCGTATCCCTTGCGCTCTCAATTTTTTCTTCGATCGTCGATTTGATGCTGTTGAATTTTTCCGTGACGGTCGAAAGAGCCGAGCTTGCCGCGGACGATATACTTGATTTTATGTTGCCTACTGCGGTTTCTACCGTGTCCCTCGCGCTCTCAATTTTTTCTTTGATCGTAGATTTGATGCTGTCGAATTTCTCTTTTACAGCTGTCAGCATGTTTCTGACGGCCTCTGAGATGTTGTTCTTTATCTCGTTCCATTTAGCAGACAGGTTTTCAGCGATCTCCTTGGCTTTTGCCTTGATCGTGTCCCAGTTTTTGTATAGCGCTACGCCGATAGCGATAAGCGCCGCTATTGCCGCCACAACCCATCCCACCGGTCCGGTAAGCACTGCTATGACCGGCGCCAAAGCGCCCGCGATCGACATCAGTGACCCGATTGTTGTAATCAGTGTTCCAACCACACTTAGGACCGGCCCGATCGCGGCAAGGACGCCAGCAATGGTAAATATTATGTTTTTCTGTGATTCGTCAAGACTCATCCACCACTCGTTGAGTGCTGACACCTTCTCCGCCAGCGCGCCGAGGATGTCTACGATAGTGGGCCCGAGGTCTGATATGATCTGCGCCCCTGTGTCCTTCAGCGTGTTGATGATCGGCGTCATCTGGTCGAGCGGGTCCTGGATCTCGTCAAATGTCGAATCAGTCGTGCCTGCCAGGTCTTCCATTGCATAGCCGAGGTCCTCCAGTGACAGCCTCCCGTCCCGGCAGGCTTCTGCGATCGCCGGCCCTGCTTTGTTTCCGAAGAGCTCCATCGCGATCTGCGATGCTTCCGCGTCTGATTCGGCATTAAGAAGCTGGTCCTGCAGCTCTTCGAGTGCCTGTGCCGAACTCTTGCCCTCTTTCGCGCTGTTCTGCATCGCCTTCTTCAGGCCTGCCAGCATTGTTGATGTGTCGATACCGTTTTTCTCACAGTTCGCAAGGAGGTCGACTGATTCATCCAGTGACAGCCCCATATCGTCCAGGGCGGTCTTGTTCTGCATGAGCTGCTGGGAGAGCGTGTCAACAGATACGCCGCTCTCCTGGCCTGCCTTGGTCAGCATGTCTAGCATGAGCCCTGCGTCTTCTGTCTCAACGCCCCATGCAGCCATCATTGACTGCACATTGTCTATCGACGTGGAGACATCGGTGTCATTCAGTTCCGCAAATTTGATGAATTTGACAGACAGGTCCTCGAGAGCGTCTCCGGTAAGACCGAACCTTGTATTAACCTCGCCGATCGCAGTTCCGGCTGTCGCAAAATCCGTCGGGATCGTCTTTGCGATGTTACGCGTCCTGTCCTGCATGTCCTGCAGAGCGTCTCCGGTCGCCCCAGTCTTCTTGGTCACGATGTCCAAGCCTTCGTCGACCTCTTTCCACGCCGCTACAGACGCAGCGCCCACGCCCACTATTGGAGCGGTGATATATTTCGTCATATCACCGCCGACGTCCTTCATCTTGCCGCCGACAGACTGGAGCTTGTCGCCCCACTCCTTGAGCTGTGCAGAGTGGCTCTCTATCTGTTTTGATACGTCTTCCAGAGCTTTCTCGTATTTGTTCAGAGACGCCTTGCAGTTGTTTATCTCCGTTTTCTTTTTCGCGATCGCTGTCTCATCGCGCTCTTCAGCGCTTTCCATCTGGGCCAGTTCCGCCCGCAGGACCTGCTCTTTTTTGGCATACTCTTCCGTCATCTTCTGCAGATACTTCTGCCGGTCTGCCAGTTTGTCTGTGGCAGAAGTATTCTTATCGTATTGAGACTGAGCGAGCTTCAGCTCAGAGTAGGCCTCCTTCGTCGCCGCGGATATGCCTTGCATCGCGGATTTGAATTCTTCCGCGCCCTGTGCCGTTAAGATCAGCCCGGCTTCCTGTAAGTTATTCGCTGCCATACTCTTTCCCCCAGAACTCCTTATAAGACTTTCCTGCTCCCTGTACGATCCATCGGCGGATCTTTATGTCTTCCATGTCTTGCTTGAAAACATCGCTTATGATGTCCTTCAGGTTTCCGACGCGAAGACCTGTTTCGATCATTTGATTGACGTCACCACAGAGCCGATAGAGCCTCGCGATACTCCCGTCTTCTCCAACAATCTCTGCGCCTGCGTAAAAAAATCAGTAAAGCCCTCGCGCGTGACATACTGGACGATCAGGTTCAGGTAATCGCCGGCGTCCATATTCCTGATGTAGTCAATGTCCTTGCCTATGCCCATGGCGAGCAGCTTGTTGACTTCATCCTCGCATCCGCTGATGTTGCTGATCAGGATGTCCAGGACCTGCCACATGAGTTCGTCACTTGCCTCCTTCGCCGCCATGTATGCCTTGCGCTGCGCTGGTGTCCATTCGTCCGGATTCATTGGCACGAGCTCACCTTCGACCAGCTTCTTTGGCGTTTCAAATTTCGTCTTTTTGAGCAGGTCTTCGTCGATCATCTTCCTTGCCTCGGCAAGTTTGAACTTTCGCAGCACCCTGACGAGCTGCCACACATCGCCGGACTTCAGGTCGTGTAAAACAAAAGCGGGAGCGATTGCTCCCGCGTCTTCCATGTTCGGCATTTAAGCCTCCTTTTTATGTGGTTGGCCTCAGAGCCTTTGCCGCCGCCACGGTCAGGACGGGCGCGGCGAAGAACGCTGCTTCCGTGATACCTGCATTGTTTGTATCAGCCGTGAGGACCTTGACCTCCTGGTTCTGATCCGCGTCAAACCCATAAGCCCTGATCGTCAGGGAATCGGTCTGATCTGAATGGGAATCCGTGGACGTTGCTGTTTTGTCCGAACTGTCAACCAGTTTGCATTTGGGGAACCATCGCATATCCATGGTCTTGTCCTTTTTGATGATCGGCACGCCATACGCGAAGAACGGCCTGGTCTTGATTCCTCCGGACATGATGATCCCGGAATCTACCGTATCACCCTTCATTTTCGCGATCGTAGTCTCGTCAAAAGCGAGCTGCGTAACGCTGATCTCTTTGTATGTCACGATCGTATCGGAATCATACACTGCTCCGGAAGCATAAGACTCATAAGAGTCGGAATTATCCGCAATGTCAATGTCAACTACTGTGGGCAGTTTGAGCACATCAGACTCATACTCCGCAGCATCCCAGTCAGGATCCTCGTTGAAGCAGATGTACTGAGCTCCTACGGTATATTTAGTAGACGGCTTTTTTTCTGTAATAGCCATTAATTAACCTCCTACCTTTGCGAAAAGGTTATCTTGCATCATTTTGTAATATCGATCTTTGTTGCGCTCCCACTCCGGGATCAGGTGAGGCTGCGCTCCCATCTTCTTTGTGCCATGCTCTACGAACTTGCCGTAATACCTGCCCCAGGAGACGAGCACGGCGTCTTTTCCGGACGGTGCGGCCGTTACTGAGTCGAGCATGTGCGTGTAGCCTGCACCCCTTCTGCGCGGTTTGGGGAGCCTGTGAACGTCCTCGGCCAGCGCTTCGCCGGCCTGCATGAGCACCTCGGAGACGTGATTGTCGTCCGCGGCTTTCTCATACTTTTCGAGAAGATCCATGAACTTCTCAAGCCCCTCAGGTCCCGCTGCCATAGTCCATCTCCTCCATGATCTCTACCCGGAAGTAATAGTGATGCCATGCCGGGCCGTTGGTCGCGTTCAGCGTCTCGTGGTAGATGACGGGATGATAGCCGGCGTCGTTGAACGCCTTCTTCAGCGCCAGCAGTTCTGCCGGTCTTGCGTTCCTGGACGCGAAGGACACCTGATAGGTCACTACTGTCTCATAATCATCACCGGACGCCATAACGTCCTCGATGATGTACTCCCAGTACGCGATCTTCGGGAATGTCTTTAGATCATCCAGGTACAGCTCGGTCTCGCGGGCTGTCACACCGGCGCTCTCGATCAGATTGATAAGTTCTGCCTTTGTCATTCCGTTACCACCTCATAATCCATCGTCGGATTGACCAGTGTCAGCTCCGTCTCCATGTATCCCTGGCTGGACAGTACGTCGGCCTTGTTATAGACCTTGTGCTGCCTGCCGTCGATCACACAAACACAATCCGAGCTGATGCCGTTCCACTTCGGGATCCGGATCTTCATCGTTACTTCCTTGTCGGCCTGTTCAAAAGTGATCCGGGTGCGGTCATAGACCGCGATGTCCCGGTACCACACCGGCCTCATGTTCCGAGCCTTGATCTTCCGCTCACCGTCCCTGTCGACGATGTCGTACAGTTCAAAGCAGCCGTCCGTATACTCCGGAAGAGTAGCCATCTTATTCAGACGCATCTGCCACCTCCTCGGAGAGCTGCCACGAGCGGATGTCCGGTCCGTAATTTACCAGGAACTCCTCGAACCGATGCACCATATCGTAGTACACGAAGTCCTTGAGGAGCCCTCGGGAAAGCGGATCGTCCACGAAGTCCGCGCCGGGCTTGAGCATGTCAAGACGGCGCTTGCATTTCATGATCGAATTGATGATCACCTCATCATTAGTATAGGGCGGAACCTGATTGTCCGCCCTGATCTCTTCAGCCAGTATATAGTACTGTTCGCTTGTCATTCAGGCTCCGCCCTCCTTCTTACTCTGTCTGCAGTGTCAGGCCGCTGAGGTCGTAGCGATCGACCTTTGCAAAGCCGCTGCACATGGATACGACGACCAGCTTCTGCGCGTTCTTGTCGGTGATCTTAAATACTCCGTTTCTGTCCGGATCCGGAATAATATCAACCAGTCCAGAGCTGACGGAAGGCTCAAGACCGACAAGCACCTTGGTCGCATCGCTGTCGATGTTTGTGAACTTGAGAGCGAGGAAGTTGCCTTCGCCCCAATCATGTGCAAGTGTGCCTGAAGAGACATATTTCAGCGTGCCGGTGATCGCTCCGTTAGCCACGGATACGCTCGTCTGCAGGTCGCTTACTGTATGCCCCCAAAGTTCTGTCCCATCCGATTCAGGCGCTACGGTGGGACTCGTCAGGGGTTTGAGACTTCCTCCACCTTCGCAATGTAGGGGATAAGGTTCTGTGGATTGAAGACGAACGCAGTGTTGTCGTCATCCGCGCGACCGTTGCCGTACACCTTCGCGATCAGAAGATCTGCATCGTCCAAGGCCTTGGTCTCCTTGTACTCCTCGACCTTCATTCCGCTGAAGCCCATAGTGAAGTAACCGGGCATGGTGATAACGGCCTTGCCTGCGGTGATGTTGGGCTCTTCGATAACGGTGATGGGCATAAAGCTCTTCTGAACATAGCCGCCTACGACGCTGTCGCCGTACAGCGCAGGATTGATATATCCGTACACGTCGGAAGGATTCGCAATCACGTACAGGTCTCTCACGGGACGCTTGCCGCCGTTGGACAGAGCGGTGAGTACCGGAGCCATCTGCAGGGGAGAGAAGCCGAGCAGTGTGGAAACCACGGACTTGGCGCTGTGCGTGCCGTCGCTCTCGGTCTGTCCGACTTTGCGGAGGACGCCGATCGGAGCGACCTTGCCATCGCCGTTGATATAGCCTGCAGCGATGCCGTCGTACATGGCCTCGGTCAGGATGGCGCGGAAGTACTTCTCGACGTATCCGATCTCCAGGTCTCTGATGGCCTTCGGGATGACGCAGTAAGCATAGAGCTTTGCGACCTCGATGTTCAGGCCGGTGATAGTTGCGGACAGTTCGCCGGAGCTGTCAAGCGCTGCAGTGAGAGCGCCCCATACAGAGCCGCCGCTCTTGGATCCGGTCAGCCAGTGCTTAACATTGGCAGGTGCGAAGTTGATGAGTCCGATGATCGGATACTCCGTGCGGACATCGGCGAGGGTCTTGTCGATGGTCTCGCGAGGGATGATGTCGATCTGGTCCGCGGTCACGGACTGCTTCGCGCCCATTTTCAGTCTCTCGAAGAACTTCTTCTCGTTCTCGGAGAGCGGCATCATGCCGAGGCTCTTTTTGTATTCCGCGTCCTGCTCGGCCCTGCGGGCTTCTTCGACCACGCGGTTGATCAGCTCGGCCTGGGTGTCCGCGATGATCATCTCCATCGCTTCTGTAAGGGCCTCGCCCTTATCTTCTGCGTCGTTCAGCATCTGAACGATCTTTGCTTTTGTTTCTTCACTGATAGGTGCTTTGTCGATCCTCATTTTTCGACTCCTTTCGCAAAAAATCTGTCCCAGCCGTGATTGCACACGGGCGGGGTCTTATCGGGTTTCGGTTCTTCGGGCTTCGGCTTTTTGGCCGCCAGCTTCGCAGCGATCTTATCCGCGATTGCGTCATAGTCTGGCTCTGCCACTTTCAGGACGCCCGCTGCCGGCGCTGTCAGCTTCTGCATAATCACACCAAAAGCGGACTGCTTCGGCTCGTCTTCATCATCATCCTCGTCGTCGATCTCTGTCGCGAAGCCGTAATCGACGGCATCCTTCGGCAGGATCCATGTCTCGGCGTCCATGAGCTCTTTGATCTTCTTCTCAGAGATCGTTGCGACCGTCTTGTAAGCCTCGACCGATGCCTGGGTGATGATCTCGATGTCGTCAGCTGTCTTCCGGAGCGCTTCGGCATTGCCCATCGCGATGGTCCACGCGTTATGGATCATGAGCAGAGACGCCGGCTGCATCACGCGCCTGTCTCCGGCCATAAAGACCACGGACGCGGCGCTGCACGCGAAGCCGTCGCAGATGGTCGTGATCTTGGCTTTGTGCTCTCTGAGCACGTTGTAGATCGCGAGGCCTTCCGCCACATCTCCGCCATAACTGTTGATGTGGACTTTGATCTCATCCACATCAAGCTCTTTCAGCTGTCTTACGATACTCACTCCTGACTGCTCACCCTGCGACTCCCACGGATATGCGCAGATGTCGCCGAAGATGTACAGATCAGCAGATGTGTCGTTCTGTGTCAGCTGATAATACTTAGTCGGAGTTTTGGACATTTCGTCTCTCCCTCCTTTCTTTGTGCTTGCTTTGTTTACGGTTGCTTGTATTTCTTACGGATTCTTCAGCCGGATCATCAGCGCCGCCCGTCGGCTGTGCGCCTTCCTCCATGCCTTCCGTCGCGTAATTCTTAGTAAGTGCCCTGGTCGTGGAAAACTCCGTGTTCAGGGCGGGATACCCTACCATTTCGAAGATCTCGTCGAGTGTAAAGCCGATCGCTCTCAGCTTGTCAAGACTGTTCGCCGCGTCGATCACGTCAATATGTTTAAAGTGCGCGAGCCATACGAAGGCCCGTTCGCCCTTGACGTAGTCCGCCTGGCCGACGAGCTTTGCGTTCAGCGTGTCGTTGATCACCTCAGCTACCGGACTGACCGCGTATGTGATGAACTCATTCGTGGCGTCCGACTGCTCTGTGATCATGCCGTTGAACACGCCGAGCGGGATGTCGTAGGCCGCAGCGCACTCTTTATTGATCGTGTCTGTGAGCGTCGCCAGCTCTGCTGCCGTGACCTGCTTCTTTACATCCATGAACTCCAGGGCCGTCCCGGTCTGCTCTGTCAGGATCGCGAGCTTCTTCCCGTCAATCTTGGACTTGAACTCCTCCAGGACGTTGTCCAGCGTGATCGGGATCACTTTCCCGTCCGTGGTCCTTCTCCGGAACTGCAGGTTCGCGTCTACCTTGAACTTCAGCAGCGGCGTGTTGGCGATCGTTTCCAGCGACTGTACAGCGTTCAGCGCGTCATTGAGGCAGTTCAGGACATTGTCCGTGAACACCCTCAGCTTGTCAGTGCTGTATCGGAAGTGCAGGATGTCGTCGGAGCTGACGCCGTACCGCAGCGTGACTTCGTTATAGCCGTCGGTCAGCACGATGTGGCTGTAGGTCTTGCCGAACAGGACATAATCGTCCATCTGGTAAGAGTTCGCGCGGTAGTATTTGCCGTTCTGCATGCGGACCACGACGCAGTCACCGGTCGAGACCAGCTCGTGGGCCACGTTAAACCAGAAGTCGGTCGCGGTCTCGTTGTCGTTGGGCCGGATGTTGAGGCGGTAATACTCCTTGTCCTTCCGGCGCTCTTCGCCCTTGGTCAGCACGATCTCGCTCTTGGCGATCGCCTTTGCAATCATTCCGGCAGCCTTTTCCTGTGCCATAACGGCAAGCTGTACCTTCGTGAGGTCTGTCGCTATGATCTCCAGGACGTTTGAAACGTCCCCTGTCTTGCTTTTAAATAACCACTCAAACATAGATGATAGTCTCCTTCAGCAGGTCAGCGGAAAACTCTGCCGCAACGAAGGCCATAAAGCCGTCGTTTTTCCTGAGCTTCGGCTCAATCTTTACATACTGCATATTCCCGTACTTATCCGTCAGCGTGCCGGTGTTCTGGGTGTACCACCGCATGATCGCGCTGTCGCCATAATCTATCCGATGCTCCGAGTAGAGCTTCTCGACAGACGGCGCGATGATCCCGCAGGCGCTCCCGATCTTCCTGATCAGCCGGACCGTCCCCTGCGGATTGTCCCTGGTCTCGATCGTGATACCGCGCTGCTCGAACACCGTTTTGAACAGCGTATACCTGTACGTGTCCATGGTGATCTTGACGACCGCATAGTCCTGCATGATCTTCTCGCACCAGTCCACGATCCCGTCAACCGGGATGACCGGTGCCCGTACCACCTCGAAGTCCCTGAAGCCGGCCTTACCGACGTTCTCGATCGGGAATTTGATGCTCTTAAGGAACGGGCTCTCCGAACAGATCCATGTGTGCTGCCTCCACTTGTGATTTCCGTCGTCGTCGATGGTCAGCACGCCTGCGGAGGCGAAGTCTCGGACGTCCGCATAGTCGATCCCGATGATCGCCATCTTTCCGGTCGTGTCCTGGGACTTCCGGACGGACTTCCTTTTCGTGTCCTTGTAGGAGCAGAGCAGGATGTTCTTCCAGCTCGTGACGGCCTGCTCTTCCCGCAGCTGGGGAAGGTTGCAGCGCTTCGTGATGTACTCCCGGTACTTCTCAGGATCGCCCTTAGCCTTGATCCATCCGCGCTCGATCGCCCTCTGCAATGTGGGCAGGTACTCCATTGACGGGTTCGCCTTGTGCATCGGCTCTTCCTTGCCCGCTTCCGATTCCCTGTCAAGCCGGCAGAGGAAGGGAAAGATCCCCAGCGGGTTCGCCCCGCCCTCAAGGATGACCCTGCAGTCGTCCAGGAGCTTGTCGAGCGGGCCCTCACGGACGTATCCGTTCGTGGTGATGATGATCTCCCGGAAATGCCGTTTCTTGCCTTCAGAGCTCTCGAACACGTTCACAGAGTCGTTGTTCTCGTAGGCGTGGAACTCATTAAAAAAGATACAGCCCGGAGCCTTGCCGTCCTTCGTGGAGGCGTTGCTCGTGTTGTATCTCAGGATGGATCCTGTCTCGAGGTTCTCGATCACCTCTTTCGTGACATGGAATTTGCCCTTGAACTTGGGATTTTTATAAAGCCGGTTATAAACGACGCTGAAGGTGTCCTTGATCTGCTGCTCACTGTTCGCCACGAGCTCCACATGGTACTCAGGGATCCCGTACAGCGGCGTCTGGAAGAAATTAGCGAGTGGAGCCATGAAGCCGTCTTTGCCGTTTCCTCGTCCCATCAGCATGACGATCTCGGGGAAAAGCGGCTCGCCTGTCGAGTCGTACATAAACACAAACGCCAGGACAAATTTCTGGTACGGGAAGAGCGGATAATAATTCGCTTCAAGATACCTGATGCAGTTTCGGAACGTCGCCTCGTCAAAAAACACGTCCTTCCGCTTGAGCGTGGGCTTGACGATGTTCCTGATCAGCAGTTTTCGGTCACGGTTTATCCACTTTGGATGCGCTTTGCAGTACGCGAGATAGTCATCTATCTCTTTACAGGTAATCATCCACGCTTCCTGCGATCACCGGCGTCTTTATGTCGAGCTTGTCCAGGATCGCGAGCATGATCGACGTCTCCCGCTGCAGGTCAGTCACGCTGGGATTGGCTATGGTCTTGTCGTGGCCGTTGCCGGTGCTGACCGTGATCCGGATCCCCTGCTCCCGGAGCCGGGC